TCGCGTGGAAGATTTGCAACAAGCGCGTGGTAGTGCAGCACTCCACGCTTTTGCCATTCGAGACCCCGAACCCAGACGGGCTGACGAGCCTTTTTCCTTTTCCAGTTCGTACCCAAGTACGAATGCGCGACGATATCCCCAACCCAGAACCGGAACGCTTTATCGGCGGCTTCGGGGTGGACTTCGGAGGCAAACGTATGCGTGCTGAACCAGCACCATTGCCAACGCCCGAGAAACTCAACCCAGCCTGCCTTTAGCCCCATGCGGTGACTCTCGCGAGCCGACCCCCTCCCGGCACCCACGCCTCGGACGTCGCTGAAAAGCGCCGGATCCGAGACGAGGGGTGGTGCAGGGGGGGTAACCACGCGATGACCCTACACGCACGCGAACCAAAACGAAACCGTTTTGCGACGAACGGTAGGACGCACTCCGACGAACGGTCACCGCCGACCGCAGCATGGATGACCGGTCGAAAAGTTAGTCGAGCGCAGAGCGCTCCAGGAGCGGCTCGTCAAGCGGGAGCGTGATGCCCGTAGACGTAAATTGCATTCCGGCCCACTCGCAAACGTGTTGCTCGGTGCGATGCTCGTACGCGCAATGCTTCCCGTAGGCAACAGTCATGTTCGAGCCGCTTGCCTGGACGATGGCAAGCGACCGATCCGGATTCTCCTGGTTGATCAATACCGCTTTGACGATTCCGACTTGTGCGATCGGTGCTGCATTGCCAGGGGAATCGAGCCGGGGTACAAGCCGAGCCGGCTCGGTTCGCGCCTGCGGCGCGCCCGATGCCGCCTCGACTTTTTCGCCGCCGAACGAGAGAGACTGGAGCGCAGTCGGCAACGCCCAAGCGACGACACCGACCAACACGAGCGCACCGCCCCAGATGCTCGGACGTTTCCAAAACACGCCACGACCGTCTAGCGGTTTTTCATCCGCGCCGCTGGTCGCACTTTGGGACATGGTGTGGCTCTGATAGCACGCAAAAATGTCAGCCTTGTACCGGCCGACGGCTTTATGCAACTGATTCTGCACCGGAGGATTGCTACCAGTGACAGCGCCGTGATAGGTGCGCACCTGATAGCTGCCGGACAGCCCGAGGTGCCCCAACTTTGTGTGGTGATAGGTCTGCTCGACGAGCTGCCGAGCAAACGCCGAAATCTGAGCAAGATCCTGCGTGACGAACACGATCTGGGTAGAGCGACCCTTCGCGTCGACCATATGCCGATGCTCAGCCAGCAAGCGCTTGAAAGACTCCGGCACCTTGTCGACTTTCTGCCCGGCTGGAAAAAGTTTCCACAACTCGTCGATCACGAGCAGGCATCCGGCAGGAGCGAATTCCTCGATACGCGCAGGATCTTCCGCGACGCTCGATGTAGGGAACTCCAGTATCGTGCCGTTCTGTGTGCGCTTCCTGATGGCTTCGACGTTCAGGGGAATATTGGTCGAAACCACGCGCCCGTCTGCAAGAGCAGGAAGAATCTGGTTGGCGACAACGCCGTACGACTTGCCCGAGCCTGGCAGACCAGTGTACGCGTAGATGCTCATCCGACGACCGGAAGCCTACGGATGACAAACCGCACAACGTAAGCGCTGAAAATGATGCCCAACCCCGCTGAAAAATTGAACGCTTCAGTGAAGTAGGTAAAGCCAGGGGAAATGCCCGCGACGTAACCGGCAAGGTCATCGACGAACTCAGGCACCGGTAGCAGCTCGAGCACCGCAAGCAGCGCCTCGAGCAAACCCTGGTAAAGCACAAGCGGCACGTAGAGCAGAACGTCGACGAACCACGCAAGCGCATCGGCCAACCAGTCTATGAGCGTTTGCATATCAGGCCGTCAACACGATACGAAGGCCGATGAGACTGTAAAACGCCAGCATCACCAGCCCGAGGGGCCCGCTGACGTCTTCCCAGAGGGTGCACATGGACACGAACGAAAACGACTCGCCAAAAATCGTGAACGTGTCAGTCGCGGGACAGGAACCAGCAGGCAGAGACGCGCCAACCGACGTCGCAGCAGTAATGAGCGGCAGAGCGTACAGGCCGTCAACAAACGCCGACGTGCTCTCGCCGAAAGTGTCCGCTTCCCCTATCTCGGGCAAAGCAGGAGCGGCTACGTCATCCCCGTCCGCTGGTTCCTCGCCTACCGGCCGCTCCGCCACGCCCGTCGCTGGAGGGCCGTCTGGAGGGCCTCCGCGAGAGCTTCCCGTGACGGTACTCGATGAGTAGTAGTTGTAATTGTTCGTAACCCCGCCCACTTGCTGGCTGATCGTGCCATCGGGCGACGCCTTGACTCCAGGTGTACCGTTGTCGGGAGCAGGGGGGCTGTCCGCATTGGCAGCGCAGACCTTGCCCGCACCTGGAAAAGACTGGCACCCCTTGTCAGGGGTTTTCTGAAGGCAGACATACTTGTCATTAAGAAACCCGCACTGGCCGTTACCAGCTGCCGCAGCGCAGTACGTGCCATCCCCGATATCGAGGCATTCCTCTTTGTCAGGGGAAGCAGCAATGTCCACGGCTTCGTCGCCTTCCGAACAGGGGGTGCCGGTGCGCTCGAACGTCCACGCTGACTCGCTGCCCGACGAAGCGACCTGCCGCACCTTGACTTGACAGCCGAGGTTTGTATCGCAGAAGTCAGACGAACTCGGAGAAATAGATTGCCAGTTGGATGCGCTCGCCTTTTGCCCAACGGTAGCCGCAACCAACGGATCGCCCAGATCGCATTCCGCGTTAATCTCAGCGGGACGAGTCTGAAACTCTTTGAGGAAGGAAACCTGATTCGCTGTTCCGCAACCCGAAGGGTAATTCGGTTCAATGCAACCTAAGGTCTCAGTACCAGTAGGGCGGCAGTTTCCATCTACGATATTGGGCGACAGATCGTAGGTTTTCTGATTGGGGCCTGAGGGATGATAGCTCTCCCAGGTAGCGATCCACGACGAACACGCCTGGGCCTTCGTGTTGAACCATGGTGTCGTTATCGACTGGCCGCCGTCGACGATCCGATAGTCGAACTCGTCCGCCGACGCCAGCGGAGACGCTAGCAGCGCAGCAAGGCTAAAACTCGCGAAACACCAGGTGCGCACTTAGTCCACCGAAAAAGAAGAACGACCACAGCCATAGAGAAAGCATGTCGACCTCGAAAGAAGGGGGGGAGCCGAAGCCCCCCCCCGATGCACTCAGCGCAGGAAGCTGATCAGCATTTTGGCGCCCTTGCGGAACACCATCACCGCCGCCAGAAGGGCCGCGATGGCACCAACGCCCGTGATGACTGCCGACCAGTCAACGGCGTCAGTGATGTCATCGTAGCTGGCCTGGGCGAACGCAGCCGGAGCCGCGAACGAGACAGCGACGAGACCAAGAGACTTGAGCTTGTTCATAACTTTTCTCCGAACCTGTACGCCATCGACGCGTGGCAACTTCGCGTGATAGGAAATCCTATCGAAGCATAGAAAGTAGAATCGAAAAGCCTTTCCCGATCGCCCAAGCTATCCCGACGAGCACGAAGCCGGAAGCGAAAGCGGCAGACGCAACAACCGGATCAATCGTCGCGGGATCAAACGGCACAGCCAATTCCCAAGCGACCGGAAGCCCGGTCGGATCTTCACATCGAGGAACCCCGGCAGAATCCGTCAGAACAATGCCAGGACAACTGATCACTTGACAGGAACCATCCGCGTCAGATCGAGCTGCGGCTGGCCGAACCGAGCGACATAGAAGCAAGACGCAGTGAGAGTGTATCGCCCAGGTGCAAACGGCGGTTGCTCAGGCCGAAGGTCGATGGACACTTCGACCGGGTAGTCTTTACCGACATCGAGATACCCGGATTGCTTGCGGAAACTGTACGGACGACCCTTTTTGTCGATGCCGGACTGGTTGCGGACTTCCGCGTTTTTCACTTCGATGATGACCATGTAAACCCCTGTTTTTAGGCGCACCTCTACCATCAAGTATCAGGGATGCGCCACCTGATACCCTTGGAAATTCAACCGCGCAGACCGAGGTCTGAACGCGGCTACAGCATGCGAGCGCGTTCAACCAGATTCGATGAGATATCAACGTCGCCGCCCTTCGCCGTGTATTTGGCAAGATAGGACAGCACGCCATCGGAGCCGTTGCACGAGTCAACACGAGCAAAGCCCGTGTTACCCATCCCAAGCCAAGCGGAAGCGAAACCTTCCCTAACTGGCGACTCCGAATATTCGCGTGGAAGATTTGCAACAAGCGCGTGGTAGTGCAGCACTCCACGCTTTTGCCATTCGAGACCCCGAACCCAGACGGGCTGACGAGCCTTTTTCCTTTTCCAGTTCGTACCCAAGTACGAATGCG